CCCCCCCACCGATCCCAAAGGATCGGCAGGAGGAGAAAGAGAAAAGCCCAATGTTAAAAATAGGTGTCTAACGTAGCAGCAAAAATTTTCACTACCCGGCCGAAGCTAGGTAATTACATAAAAATATACTACGCGACAACTATTTAGTTGAGCTTCAGCCGTTGCCTCATTACTCTCCCGGGCACAAAAGGGAGACCACAAAATGTGGCGAGGCTGATGATTTTTCCACGTGAAAATCACCAAAACCGTACTATTTAAGGGATAGTTCCCCTTCTTATAAAATTATGCATTACCATAATGAATGACAAGATCACTTAAAATCTCATCTTCTTCAGTTTTAAATTCACTAACTGAAGGCTCATTATGAATAATAACCAAAAGGTTATCAATGCATTCTGTTTTATAAGGTACATCACAGATATGTTGAGCCCACTTAACTCGTTGGAAAAATCCTAAGAAAGGGTTCATATCCTGTCCAGTAACACCGAAATCACAAACTAATCTAAATCCGAAGTAATCATAAAGTAAACCAAAAGTTCTCTTCTTGCTATAACAATGAACTAAAGCAGCTGATCTTTTCGTTTGCTTTTTATTTCCACCCTTGGAATAATGAGCGCCCAAATATGAACGCTTACACTCTACGGCAAAAATAACCTCTTCAAATTCAACTATTAGATCAATTTCAAACGCTCCATGTACTGCATGTCTCAATATCCTAACTGGATGCTGATTCACTTTACTAAAACAATTTAGTGCAGTATCAATTTGCAACTCTTCTGTTGAATCTAATGAATAGTTTATTGAAGTTTCCTCATCAATTGATGAGGCTTTTTCAATTCTTGGTATACTAATATGTTTATCTGACAAATCATCGCATTCTAATTTAGCAAATCTCCAATAAGGATAAATGTGCTGGCTTTGTTCATTCTCATCTGGAGTAAATTTCTCCAATTTGAGATTATATTTAGGTAAAACTGCTTCATTAAAAGCATCTAAATAAATATTAAAACAAAAACCTATAGCACATGGATCCTTATCATGAAAAAGCCTACCATTAGGTTGCAAAGACCAAGTCGTCCTATCATGATAACTTAACTCTGAAACATTAGCTACGAAGAATGCCCAATCAACATTCTGAGCTAAATACATCCTACGAGCATGTAAAAGATTTTCTTGGACTTTTATGTCAGTAATCATATCTTCAAACCCAGCTTGAGATTCTAACACCTCATAGCTAGATTCTAGACATCTATGACCAATCTGTGGTGTATAAACTACACTATCAATGTCCTCAATAGGAGTATTGTCAAAAAAGGTATTCATATATCTCACAAAATTATCTTGTGTTTGATAATGATCAAGAAATTGCTTAGTAAGAAATTCATATAAAATTTCTCTATCAATATTCTGATACCCTTCGACTTCTCTAAATTCAGCACTTCTGCCAAATGTAGATTGCTCATCTGAAGATACAATTGAATGTGCAGTTTTAATAGAACACCTCTCATATCCTGTATGTAAATGAACAGCAAAATTAATACGACGAGCTAAAGCTCCTTGGGAACGAATAAAATCAGCTCCTATACCACTATTAGTCTTTAAATTACGATTAGTCGTAATAATAACTAAATCAGGACGTATATAAACTTTGCCTTTCATATCCACATTAGGATTCAAAGCTGTCTTCTCAATATTATTAACAAAATCAATAACCTTATGCCACGGATTAACAGTATCCGCACAACTAGGTTGTGATGCATCAATATCATCAAAAAGAACAACTTTATGAGAGGTCCTATATTCTGATTGAAACTTATCAGTTTCATTCAGCGCAACCATATCAAAATCATTAAACACTCCATATTTCGCACGCATACAAGCTTGTGCGATACGAACTGCAGTGGATGACTTGCCTACACCAGGCTCGCCATACAAAACGACTAAAAATGGTTGTCTTCTCAATTTGCCTGTTGTGCAATCACCTTCCAATTCAATAATAGCCTTGTCAATATCAGAAGCAATCTTCTGAGCATAAGGTTTATCTGAAAAGTTCATTACACAATATAGCATTCGTAGCCTCCTAATCAAAATATTCTTAGGAATGCTACCGGTTCCAATTTTAACTCTTGAAACCATATTCAAATTTCTATTTATAGTCCCTGAAGACAGCAAAA